GAAATCACAACTTGCTTTCCTATTCTCATCATCAACAATAAAGTTTATACAATCTTTACATAGTCTTGTCTCCCTTTCCATTCCACCTCTCCTTTATCCCTTTTTTTGTTTCGTGAATCTTTTTAACAATAACATCACAACATGCTGCAATGACAGCACTAATTACTGTTATTGCTTCTGCCATTTTATTCCCCTCTGTAAGACCAGATACGTAGACCGTCTGATGAACCAAGCGGCTTGAAACTCAGTCTTCGCAGGAGTCTATTGATACGTTTATTGTTAGGGTCAACTGCTGCAAAGATTTCAGTGTAACCCACTGTTTGGAAGAAGTCCCACCAGTCATCAAGAAGGTACTGCATCTCAAAGAGTGTGGACTTAGTGAACTTGTCTACGGAAGGCAGGTGCAGGATGATGTAGTCCTTGTTGTACTCAAGGTCTACCTCAAAGGTAGATCCCCTGACACCCTTGAGTCTCTTAGAAGCGTTGGTTTGCACCCTGTAGAACTCCATAACCCAACAGGATAAAGTCTTTACCTGTTTCGCTCTCGAAGCGTAGACGCATACTGCGTCCGTAGCCTCTTAGTTTCAGTCTAGATGTTACCACTTCCTCAGGGTAGTCCCACGTACCCAGATTGTTAGTATCGACTACAGGGACATACTTGAGTCTGTAGGCCTGCTGAGGGGTGGAGGAAGAGCTACGTCTGAAATCCCAATAGGAAGAGACCAGCATCGAGGACTCTCGGATAGGGTCATAACCGTCCTGTTCAGTGCCTTCCCAGCCCTCTTCAGTCGGTCTCATGTAGACTACAATGTAGGGACTGGTCTTCTTGAGCACCAGATCCCCCATGAAGTCGTAGCCTGCTTCAGCATAGCTGTCGTAGTCTGCAGAGTTCCAGTCAAGGAAGTCAGTCCCCTTGAAGAGGGCCATCGTCATCTTGCCTGTAGAACCGTTACGAACCATCAGGATCGTAGCAGAGTTAGCCAAAGCAATCTGAGACAGACGACTAATCGTTACATCATCACCGGCAGAGGTGACAACATCATCACCATTAGACAGGATCACATCTACGTCGATGATGTCAGAACCGAAACCACTGTAGTACTCAGCGCCTACAATGTAACTGGTGTTCGTGTCTTCGTCAGCCACTTCCCAAGGATAAAATGCCTGCAGTGCAACGTCCAGAGTCAGTACACGGTTTTTCTTGTTGACGACTGTTTCACCGTTCTTAGGGTAGAACCATAGAACTCTCTTGTTAATAGCATCGTAGACACCCGTACAGTTGTCCTTAGCGTTTCCGTCTATCTCGTCGAAGAACTGCTGGATAGTCGGAATACTCAGGTTCTGGTCGGCTGCGTTACCACTCACACTGTCCACAGTGACGGTGTGGATACCGTTCTTAGACCACCAGATCGGAATACCCTCTACATCCACAAAGGTACGAGCATTCTGCATACCTGTAGACGTAACCTTCTGGACCGAATACTCAGTAGCTCTGAAGACATTGTCAACACCACTGATACGCCAGACACCATTCTCAGCAAAGACGTACAGAGAACTACCAACCACGTAGAGCTTCTGAATGTTCATTGCTTCCGGCAGTACAATCACACCACCATCAGTATCGAGCAAGTCACTGAAGTCTTCTGAGGTAGGGTCATTCTGTTGATAGCACTGACCAGCCTCAGTAATGTTGTCCAACTGCTTAGTGAAGTAGATTCTACCACCGTTTTTTGCAGAAGTCAATCCAGCATAGAACACACGACCAGAGAAGGAGGCTACAGACTGGAAGCGAGTAGTCTCGATCTCTGTGGCAATACCTGAGATGCCACTGGCAGTAGACCTGTCCTTGTTAAACAGGTTAAGAATGAAGTGTCCGTTACCGGTGAGGCTGGTGCCGGAGAAAATCTTGTCCCACTCAGAGACAGAGAAGTCACCATTAGCGTCTTTACCGGCATACCACGGGAGGGTAAGAGGCGGGTAGTTTGACGTAGACGAGATGTAAGTGGAGAGTGCCGCAGAACCCTTAGTGCCTGTCCAACCTGCATTAGCCGTGTCGTACTTACGCGCAGTACTGGTAGAGCCTGAGGCCAGTCCAGCCGTGTAGTCAGAGGTGTCCCCCTGCCATTCAAAGTCTCTTACACGGATTGTAATCTGCGTAGTCGAGATAGTGTCCGTCGAAGGGTCGTACTCAATGTAAAAGGGATTGATAGCCGGAGAGACTACAACAAGGTCACCATTGATCGAGGCAATCTCGATGTGTGCGGTACCTGCACCCGCAGAGCCGGATTGCTCGAAGGTAGTCAAGTCTACGCTGAAGGATTTCTCGTTAGAACTGTAGGGTTCGTTGGCTGTGTCATAGAAGTACAGAGTGTCCCCATTCTGCACCACCAGCAGATCAAAACCTGCCTGACCAGCCACGTTTCTCCAGATGCCAGTGTGGAACACAAAGGTCGAAGACACGTCAAAGCTAGAGTCTACGGAATCGGTCTCCAACTCAACAGAAAGCCTTCTCCTACGGGAACCGTCCCGTTGAAGAAGGCAGTTAAGTTCGTCTACCGATGCGTTCTCAGGAAAGGTAAGCTCGCCAGCCTCAGTGATCAGACCCTTCACGAAGGTGTTCACTACCTTTTGGCTGATCCGTTGCGGCATTTCGTTGCTTCCTCTTTTCCCGCTGCTCGTTGAAGTACCGTGTACGAGAAGCCTTAGACTCTTTGGCGTTGGCTACGTAGTTCGAGACTGCCTTCTGTGCAGATCTCATAGAGGTATACTTACCTTTTAGAGCGTTTGGTGTCTGACCATTCTCGAAGGCAATATCAAAGAAAATGAAACCGTCTCTTGCCTTCTTGATAATAATGCTTTCGACAAACTTGTCAGTTTTGCAGACACAGCGTTGGTTCACTGTGTCCTCAGTAAACTCGACCATTAGTGTCTCCCGTAGTGGGGTCTCTGGTTTGCTCTCTTAGTCTTGTACATATCATTCTGTACGTAGGACTTGAGGCGACGTGCAGCCTGTTCGACCTTAGCGTCAGGTCCACTCTTGAACAAAGAGAAGCAGGTAGACTTTGCCTCAGCCAACAGGTAGGGCAATAGCGTATCGTCTAGATCCGGCTCAAAGCTGTCGGTAATCTCAAAGGTAGGATACACCGTACCGTAGGCTCTGGTCTTCGACTCCTGCAGGGTCACCTCTACAGAACTGTCGTAGGCGTCCATGATGATGTTGGTATCGTCGAAGGAGGTGTAGTACTTAGGCATACGGTCTGTGTAGATAAACACAGGCACGTTGCCAACCACTGTCTCGACTTCCATAGTGCTGGTAGCCGACTCATCGATCCTGTTCAGAAAGTCGATAGGCTCTAGGAAGTACACCTCAGTGTAGTTGGAGCCAGTCGTAGAAGTGTTGTAGAACAGCTTCTCGATCTCTTTGGTGTTGTCAGGATACCGGAAGTGGGTAGGCTTCTGGCTGTTGGACAACGAGGTAATCTGCAACATCTGCTTATGCTCAGGAATCTCACGAGCAGCGATGATGTTGAAGTAGGTGTCCTGAATCACAGAGGCAATCTGTTGAGCCTCTACCGTATCAGAGATGCTGTTCACATCCTCAGAGTCCATGTCCGAGAGGATCGACTGCACCATAGACAGAAGAGTTGTTCTCATCAGACAGGCACTCCCATAACAGTCAGAGATGCAGAGGCAATGTCTAGCGTGAATGCTGCGTCAGCCTTAACAAAGACCTCTAGGTAGTCATTTGTTGCAAGAGAGCCTACATCAGGCAGAGTAACAGAGGCCCACGATCCACTGGACGCAGTTACAATCGTGTGAGCGCCGTTGAAGGACGAGCCGTTCTTGTAGATCTCAATCTCTACGTCACGGTCGGTACCTGAGTTGTTTTGGTAGGCAAAGGTAAACTGAACAAAGGCAGTGATAGTGTCAGCCCCATCATAACGCAGACGAGCATTAGGCGAAGACAGACCAGTAAAGCCGTTGTTAGAGCTAAGCGTAAAGGTAGGGTTGAGAGCAGTGAAGCTCGTTGTTACCGCGTGTTGGTAGGCAGGAGTGGCTGCGTCAAAGGCTACATAACCATTGACGTAGTAGGACAGTTCCTTCCAGTCCCCGCTACCGGAACCATCAGCAATATAGACCTGACCTGCAGGGGCTGCAGCGATACCCTTAGGCTCGTGCAGGAAGGGATCGGTCAGAGTAGAGTGATTGACGTTTACCATAGGGTTCCCCTAGATCTACATTGCAGATGGAGAGAGGGCCGTGAGGCCCCCTCCCTTATTATCAGACTTCGATGTACTCGATCAGCAGCAGGGCTTCGCCTGCCGTGAAGGTGCCTGCAACAGTCACCGAAACAAAGCCTTCGGCTGCACCAATCGTAGCAGTGCCACCGACCAGAGCGCCATCACAAGCAACAGCCTTGTTGGCTGCGAGGTCAGCAGTAGCAACGGCTGCGTCGATACCGTCTGCGTCGATTGCAGAACCTGCTGCATTGACGAGACCGACCGTAACCGACGTACCACCAGCAGCGGCAGTCTTGACGACCAGCGATGCAGCAGTGATGTACGAGCCAGCAGGAATACCAGCGTCCGTACCGGCGTTGAAGTCCTGCGCGCCCTTCGTCAGGTCGATGTTGACGAGCAGGTTCTTCTTTGCACCGACAGCGGTAAGACCGTTCTCGGCAGGAACACCTGCAGCACCGTCAGTCAGGACCAGAAGGCCATCAGCGTTAGTGTAAGACATTCTTTAGTCCTCCCTTACACGTTGGGGTTCGAGATGATGCGAACCATGTTCTCAGGACGGTATAGCTTCACACCGTAACGAGCAGTCGTAACGAACTCGTGGCGTTGGAAGTCTTTGTTGTACTCGTAGTCCACTTCCGGCATCTGACGCCATGCGCCCACGAAGGGGTTCACGGTGGGCGAAGCCGAGAAGAACAGGTTAGACTTACCAGCGGTGGACGAGAAGTCCTGTGCGGTCGAACCGTCACGCTCGTTCAGAGCCGAGTCGGTTGCGTCTGCAAGGTAGTTGCTGGTGTACACGTCAAAGCCGTAGACGTTGGCAACAAAACGCATACCCGTTGCGATACCGTCACGGACCAGACCCTCGAACATGGGGTTGTTCGAGACGTTGACGATGTTCGACAGCGTGTTCAGGATGAACTCGACCGACGGGTCAACGATAGCCACCATTGCCTGATCCGGCACGTTGGCCTTCTTCAGGGCGTAGCGGGCGTAGGCAAAGTCAGCCAGTTCGATAACACCAGCGTTACCACCTGCAATGCGGTGTGCAATGCCGTCGATTGCTTCAGCCGAGTTGGCAGCAACGCCAGCTTCAGCAGCAGCCATCGTGGTGGTTTCGAAGTGTTCCATGATCGCACGTTCCTGCTCAGGAACGAAACGGCTCATCAGTTCGTTGGCGTAGAAGATGTCCTGTTCGGCCTTCTTCGTCATGTAAGTAGCCGACGAGAGGTACTTATCGACGGAGAAGGTGAACTCACCCGTGTCAAGCGGACGGTAGGTGACTGCAGTGTCTTCTGCATAGTTGTCAACCTGTGCCTGACCAATCGACGGAATGTGGAAGGTGTCACCATCCGGAAAACCTTCGAGCATACGCACGTAGCGCTGTGCCATCATTTCGTCGCGCAGAATTTCCTTAAGCTCGGTGGACCAAATGTCGCTGCGAGTAAGGAGAGTCGTATTGGCAGTATTCATAGCCATTTTAGGTTTCTCCTGTTAGGCTCCAAACTTATCCCCAAGACGCGATTTGTCTTGCATAAGCTGTTGTTGGATCTTGGGGGTATAGTAAAGATCACGATTTTCCCTACGGAGCTTCTGGTAGTAGGACCAGTCACGTTCCGTAGAGGGCTGAAGATTGACACCCTCAGTGCGGACAGTACTGTTAACCATTGGGTTAAAAGTCTTCTTGCCCTCACCGATTAGAGCAAAGAAAGCAGTGGGGGACTCAGAAGCAAGCTCCTTCATCCGATCCATCGAGACACCCAACTCCTCTGCCTTCTTGAGGACAGTCTTCTGAGCTTCGGTGCCAAACTGACGCTGCAACTCCTCATCAACCATTTTGATGTTTTGAGTTACAGTGTTCTGCTTCTCACGCTCTGTGAGCGTCTTGTCTACAAGGCTCTTCAGGTCTTCCTCACTCAAGGATGCTTGTGGTGGGGCATCCTCTGCAGCGCCAGCAGTATCGTTATTGGGCAGAGTCCGATTCGCAGTGCTGGTATCTGCGGCCTTATTTCGGATCTCTTGGAGAATCTTTTCTGCGTAGTCTTCCTTCTTCAGGTCTTCACGCATCTGGTTCAGTTGATCCTCAAGATCCTTGATGTATCGGTCAGCTTCTAGCTTACCTTTGGCAAGGACTTCAGGATCTTTCCAGTTGTCTCCTTTAGCCTCTACGAGCTTAGCAACAAAAGACTCCGTAGGTTCGGTTGTCTCTGTGGTCTGCTCGGTCTCTTGCGGTGCGTTAGGTTGCGCCTCCTCAGAGAAAACACTCATGTGTTATTCCTTGTCTATCTGTATAAGTTTAAGCACATCGTCGAGTACAGCGTTGTATTCGTTATGTGCTATTTGTTGGTACTCCCAGTTAGGAGTATCGTAGTCACGAACAGCAGGCTTTTTCTTATACTCCTGTTCGAGAACCTCTCTCAGCGCGTCGAAGGCATTGCGGTAGGCAAGCACTTCTTGCTTGCGCTGATCTTTATCCTTGTGTCCCTTGAGCCAGATCGACTGCATCACAGACCCATCTGTTCTTTGATAGCCAGTTGCTCAGCATTCAGCATCTCTGCTTCCTGTGCGGCCTGCTGCGTCTCAAGCTGTTCAGTGACCATCACGTTCTCGCTGAAGAGTGTTGGCTCTCCCAACTCCTCTGCGAGGATACGGGCAAACTCCTTACCACTCATGTGGGCTGCAACCGAAGGATCAGACAGCTTGAGTTGGTAGAGTTGCTGCAGGTTCTGAACACGTCTGGCTCTCTCAGCAAAGTGTCTTGCACCAACCGGAACAATCTTGCCCTTAGCCGTGATGTCGTCTCTTGTGATCTCGCGGAAGAGAGACAGGCCGGTAGCATCGTCAACAACACGGATCACGTCAGAGGTGTTCATGTTGCGACGAGAGATCTCAAGCATGGCGTTGAGGATCGGTTCAAGGAACACACGCTCGAAGTGAGCAGTCTTGTGTTCAAAGATACGGCTGGCTGCATTCTGCAGGGTCTGTACCTCGAAGGCTGTCTTCTCGCCTGCGGTACGGATACCCATAGCCTGTCTCGGGGCACCAGCCATTTCCTCCATCTTGTCTTCAAGGAGACGGATCTGAAGGTCTGCCTGCAGGGCAGTGGCATCCGGAGCAAGGTAGCCTACATCACCCTCTTCACCCATGTAGATACGGGAAGCAGGTGCGAAGTCGAAGTCTTCTACGTCGCCTCTGATCTTCAGGATAGGGTAGGCGATCTGGTCGAACACATCTGCCTTGAGGTTCTCAAGATGGTCGATGCGGTACTGCATACCAACCAGATTGTCGAGAGGCCCCATTGCGTAGAGGTTGTCAGGCCTCTGTCTCCAGCCTGCGTGGAAGATCGGAGAGTGACCCAACCAGCTTCTCTCCGGTTCATTGGAGACTACGTAGGCTCTGTCAAAGACAGTGATGATGCGAGAGGTGTGGTACTCGTCAGCCTCACGGTCGTAGATGTCACCATAGAAGGTCAGTACCTCTACGTAGTCAGACTCGTAGTACTGCTGGATCGACGTAAAGCCATCTGCGATGTAGCCGTCAGACTTAGCAAAGGTCGCGTCAGACCCTCTAACTGCTGCCCGACCTCTCATCAGTCGATTGAATGCAGCCTCGATGTTTCTGTCTTCGTCAGCCATCCGCTTCAGTTCACCCAAAGTCTTGATCGAGCGAATGATCTTTGGGGTCTGCTCAAAAGTTGCTGCAGTAGGGTTGAAGCAGATATCGAAGGGAGAGATGCGGACCATACGAGGCCCGATGTAGTTAGGCGTAAGCCCTTCCTCTTCGAGGTACGTGTAGTTCTCTTCCCACGTCACCGTAGCAAAGCAGTTGCCGTAAGTGATGTAGTCGTAGAGAAGACTGGAGGCGGTGTTCTCAAAGTCAGACTGACGGACCTTGTTGGCAACGTAGCCTTGAATTACATCACGCTTCTGCTTTGTGTTTTCTTCTGCGCTCTCACCATAGAACTTGAACCAGTTGCGCTGAGGAAACAGAGTAGCAAAGTAGTTGGCATGGAGGTTATCCATGATCTGCGTGAGCTTCGGAGTAGTCGTACTGTTAGACCAAGGAAGCAGAGCATTCTTAGTCGTACGAGTGTCTGTAGCGTAGAGGTAGTTGCGGAGTTCCTTCCACTCCTCTACCTTCTGCTCACGAAGGTTAGTCCACTCACGCCAGCGATGAGCAATCTCTGTAGCCACGTGGTCAGGAGACAGCATATGGTCTAGTTCGATGGTAGTACCAGCCATTCAGTTATCCTCTAAACCTGTTTCCTGCCCATACGATATTCTGGGTCTTTGATCTGCGTGTCTGTCTGGCAGGCTTTACAGCCATGTCCACAGCGGAGGCAAGGGCGTCCTTGATGTCGTCATGCGGAGGGTTACGAGACATCAACTCTTCTTCAAGAGTCTGTACGTTACCGCCTCTGTAGTGCCAGATCTGAAGGTTGTCGTATCTCGGCTCAAGGATTGCAGAGATACGTTCTTCCTTGTTACCTTGATGCTTGTTAGGTCTGAACTCTTCAACAGACAGGCTCAGACCGTGTTGTTTGATCAGTTCCTTGAGTTGACGTACAATAGCCTGTTGGGCTACTGAGACCTCTGCCCTGATCTTTCTAAAGGACCACTTGCTAACCAGATGAAAGATGTGGTCGAAGTACTCAGAGATTCGATCTGTTCTGAACCTGTCGATATCAAGGACGTAGATGTTATTGTCTGCGTCAATACCGACTACAACAATCGCTGTGTAGTCTGCCTTCTTGGAGAGACTGAAGGCGAAGTCTACTGCAGCAAAGACATTCAGTTTCTTGTCTTTGTAGAACCAGAAGCCGTTGTCCTGCTTAAGGTGCTTTCGGTCGTAGTACTGGAACTTATCAGTGCCTACCGGTACGTTGTCAGGATCAGAGGGGTCGTTGTAGTACTGCGCTCTGAACTGAGACTTGTCGAGGTACTGACCACGCTTCTTGGCAAGGATCTGCCTATCGAAGCCAAAGAACTTACCGTCTCTGCGCTGCTGACGGGGCCACAGGAACTCTCCTGTACCATCTCCTAAGTCCTCTACGGCTCTCTCAAAGACCTCGTAGATGTTGTCCTCACCGACCTTCTCACCATCCTCATCGTACTGATCCTCAGTCATCTGCATCAGATCATTGTAGAGGTCGATGGGATGGTAGCGAGTACCGACCACCCACTCCTTTGCATTAGCACCCTCGATAGAGGAGAGGAGCGAGTACTGGCTCTTTACTTTCTGCCTACCCTCACCGGTATATGCGTTCTCGTAGACCACCACGTCGTCAAGTACTGCAATGTCGCAGTGCATACCGGTAAGTGAAGTAGTAAGACCGCCAGTGAAAATAGAAGGGTCTCGTACATTCTCTTTCTTCCTCAGCGGATGATCAAGAGCAATCTCGCTAGTGGTCCACCGGCTACGCTTACCCTCATCTGCGTTGACATGCTCAGGCCAGTAGCGTCTGTAGATCTCAGAGGTAAGGATACCCTTGATGAAACCCAACTGCTTTTCTGCGAGGTTTGCAGTAGCCGAGATGTAGAGAACTCTGAGGGTCGGGTCTTTGGTAAGCTCCCATGCTACTCTGTAGGCAATGAGACGAGACTTACCGTGATCTCGTGGGAAAAGTAGAAGTTGATGAGACTTTGAGTCAGGTCTAGTCCACCAGCTACACACATCCTCGTGACACTGACCTAAGACCTGCTCCGGTGAGACTAGCTTAATGAAAGTAACCAGATCATTCTCAGCAGCCAGTCTAATCTGTTCTGCTTGTGAAGTCATCTGCTAGAAATATTCCACTGCTTGACTACAGAATCCAGACCGAAGGCTGCACCTGCAAAGGCAAAGATCGGAAGGTTCAGAACCTTTACCGCTTCACCTGCCATTTCATTTCCGAAGAAGACCCACAAGCAGGTTAATGATGCTAGTGAGAGGAGAAGGAGAGTTGCTACCTCCCTCTTGTACGTCTTCGGTTTCTTCTGAGGTGTGTCTGCCATTTTGAATGAACTCGTTTACATCAAAGCAGGGACAGGCGTTTGCAGCAACCTCGTTGTGTCCTCTAATTCTAGCATTAGGAAACTGTGCTGTCAAGTCATCCAGTAGTTTCCACAGAGCTTGCCGTTGCAATTCAGTGAAGTGTTCTTCAAACTGATCTGTAGTCGCACCACCCCAACCACCAACAAGACAGATACCGATAGAGTTACGGTTGTGACCTCTGACGTGGGCACCGATCTCTTCAATCGGTCGGCCCTCTACAGTGTCACCACTACGGTCAATGACGAAGTGGTAGCCGATGTCCCTCCAGCCTCTTTCCTCTACGTGCCAGCGTCTGATCTCTGCAACTTTTTGGTCTGCAGTGGCATTGATCATCCACTGAGGTTTGGTAGCAGCGCAGTGGATGAAGATCTCGTTGATCTCTCTCATTGACCTACCCTTGCAATCAGTGCCTTTATGTCCTTCTGGATCTCGTGAAGGATAGCATTGGTTTCATCTCTTGCGGTCTTTGCGGCCTCAAGATCTTCTTTACGTTGCTTCCAGAGTCTCTGAATCTCTTTACCGTTTTCGATGCTGCGAGCCTCAAGACGGATAAGCCACACAAGGAAGCCTATAGCAGCAAGAAGCATAGGCCAATATGTTAGCAGGAGATTAGCCATAAGAGATTCCCTGTTGGTTAGGGTTATTGTTTTGGTTAGCCTACCAGAACGTCGAGAGTCAGAGCCTTCAGTTCATCCGGCGTTGTAGCCGCAACAATACGGGAATCTGCGGTAACATCACGGAGTTTTTGCTTAGCCGCAGCAATAGCAGCGGTGTCACCTCCGGTTTCAACTGCACGGAACCAGTCAACGTCGAGCTTGTCTAGTTTAGGACCACGCTCTGCACGAAGAGTGTCACGGTGGATTTCACGTGCTGCGACCATGTCGATCTCGACAGCATCGCCGTTAAACTGCCACGCACCACGAAAGACACGGTCAGCAGGTACGTTGAGGGATGCCGCATCGCGTACATCGCCGTTGATATTGATGTAGGTTGTCATGCTGCATTCTCCAATTCAGCTTCTTGGTTTACTCTCCACGCATTTCTAAATGAGCGGTCGGAGGGGATAAGCTCAACAGGTACTATCTTGAGGATTGTTCTGTTGCCTTTGTAGTCACGCCACACGGCAGGACTGATATCCTTCTGGATCAGATACTCAATCGCTTCTTCTTCCGTCAT